CTATACTTACAACAAGCGAGAGTTAGTTGTACTTACATTTTGTAAGTGGGGTGGGATTGTCTTAAAATAAAATCACACTTGCGTGGTTGCTTATCAATGCATTGATGAAGTAGGTTGCCCACCCCGAATATTAATCAACAAGGAGAAACTATGCACATATATGCAGACGTAAAGATAGGCAAAGTTTCTGATCATCTATACACATTGCTAACCCTAACTAAAGCTAAAAAGTTTAGAGCAGGGTTTATGAAAAAAGATGGCTCGTATAGGGTTGGAAGTTTTGATCTAAAAAATCGTGAGACATGGAAGCAACAAGATGGCACTATGTATAAACGAAAAGGTAAAGCAAGAACTACTGATCCAGATGAGTACATTCTTGCACATGACTTAGCAAAGAAACAACCTAGAAACATTTCTGTTAGTAGATTAAAGTGGTTTAGTGTAGGCAAAAAAGTCTACAAAATCAATCACTTAGCAGAAGATTCTAATGTAAGAATATTTGAATTTGAAAAAGTAAAATTCAATTATGTTAAGGACTTGCTAAGTGCAGATGAAAATACAATCAACCAAGTACTACAAGGAATATAATGAGTTATAAAGTTATAGTGTGGAAAGCAAATGGTGATGTTGAGAAACACCCATTTGAGAGTGGTGCTAGTATAAGTAATATACTTAATCTACTCAAAGCAGATGAACTTAAAGTTAGTAAGGCTAGAGATAATAGACTTACTGATGTGTTTGAGTTTGATATTTATTATGATGAGAATGCTAAACTAAAAGGGAAACCTTTAAATAGTAAAGCAACTTATTGTGTTAATGAATATGTAAATACTTTTAAACTATCAAAAGTATCTAAGGAAAATATACATGGTGATGTAGCCTTTGAAGTCAAGGCTTGACACATTAGTATATATATTATAATATATAGACGCTATCAATTAATTTTGGTAGCGTCTTTTTTTTTAACTTAATTAAGGAGGAACATGACAACTTGGTGTCAGAATATAAAATGTGCTGATAAAAAGAACCAGAATCAAATTCGTGGTAACAAAGGTTCAAAGTATTATCAGTCTAACAAAGCAAATAGCTACTATGAGCATTGGTGTAGCGAGTCTTGTCGTAAGCAATGGTTTAGTGATCATGCTACTGTTTGTTTAAATGCTGTTGGAGAAATAGATAAACAAGTAATACCACTTGAAGATGCTTGGTATGTTGAGTATAGGTATGATTGGAGATCAGAAATATCTGATAGATACCATTTAGTTAATAAACTAAAAGGTGTTGATCATAGTATAACAAGAGAACAAGCACAAACACAAGAACAAATAGATGCCGACCATAGTTGGCGTACAATAACCGACTCACAAGCAAGAGAACTAGCAGTCACTCTTGGCTTAGTTAGTTGACACATAAATAATAATATAGTACTATATAGACATCACTCAGTTATCTGGGTGGTGTCTTTTTTTTAACCATAACACAAAGGAGTACTCATGGACAAAAAAGAAATAAGACTTAACCAAGGCAAACGTAAGTCTTTAGTCTTAGACTTTCGTAGACATTGTGAATCTATGGAATGTGACGAGAAGTCTGCATACGAAAAAGCAAAGGTTGATGCAACAGATACTATTGATTCATCTTTCAAAGTTATGAAAGAGGTAGTAGAAAGAAAGTATCAGCTTGAAGATGTTGCCGAACTTCAAAGACTTCAAAAGAAATATAATACTGTTAATGCTACAGGCACAGACAGTTGTTTCTTTATGAATGCTGAAGATGTTAAAGAGGTAGACCAGTATGGAGATGAGGTTGAGAAAACTAAACACTTCTCATATCATCTTGATGGTGGTTTTGATAGTGGCAAGGATACTCGTAGGTATTATTCTGGATCACAGGATAGTGGTAAAAATTTTGCCTACGCTATGTATCGTGATGAGATGAAAGCAGTTGGATTAAATCCAGACTGTAACATTGAAGCTGACATTACCTACGACAAAGGTGCTGATAGGTATGACAGACGTAGCAATCCTTGGCTAGCTACTGCAAGAAATGACAATGAGAATTTCTTGAAAGGTAGAAGTGGTAGCCCAGACAGATATCAAGAATGGGAAGACAAGTACCAGTTAAATATTATTGGAACTGGTGGTTGCCGATCTCGTGCAATACCTTGTACTGATCTTGAGTTTGCTAAGTTTGAAATGATGCACCATGCTAAGCAAGAAGTAGTCAAGCAACATACTGCTTGGATACAGATTGTTGTAGCTAGAGTTGATCGTTTCAAAGAGATAGTCAAAACTATGACTAAGTTTTCTCAAGTGGAAGACTTTGCTAAACAATTTGGTTGGGTTATAGCACCAGAAATCTTAGCAGATAAAATAGGTATGGACTTAGTTATATCTATTGATGATGCAGTTGATTCAATCATGAACATAGGTAAGAAAGCACCTAGTAGAGAGGAGAAGATTAAGGCAAGAATACTATACAATGCCCAACAGTCTTCTTTAGCCTCTTAACCCCAGACAATAACCTAGGGGGTGGTTAGTATATCTAGCCTCCCCCAATGGACGATACAGTATAACATATTTACAAAGAAAAAACCATGTGCAACATTGACGCAGATACAAAGCTATGTCATAAGTGTAAAAAGAAAGCAGTAGTATTAGAAAATAAACAATATTATTGTGCAGATTGCATGTTAATAAAACAGGGGATATACTATGGAATGGATAAAAGGAAATTTAAACGTAAAAGATAAAACACCAGAACAGAAACTAGCACTTGCAGTTATTCAAACTAACTTTGAAGATGCATTTGGATTGCATGATTCTTTTCTTGCTAGTTCAAACAAAGAAATAAATATGCGAGAGGCTAGAGATTGGTTTAACTCGTATCAATGTGACTTTTGGTGTGACTGTGCAGGTACAACTGGGGATCATATAAGAAAACTATTCAATACATTGACTGAAAGATATAATTCTGGTATTATAACTATCAAAGAAATCAAATGGGCAATACTTAAACTAGAATTAAAACTATGAATATATTTCATTTACACAGAGACACAGAGATATGTGCAAGGTATCATTGTGATAAGCATGTAGTCAAGATGATATTAGAAACAGGTCAGATGTTATCTACTGCATATCAAAGACATTGTGGAGAAGAAGAATCATTATACAAACCTGCTTATGCAAAACACCCTATGACAATATGGGTTGGAGATTCACTTGGTAATTATCTATGGTCACTAGATTTACTTGGGCATTTATTAAATCAGTATCGTCACAGATACAACAACAAAGTACATAGCACAGGTCGTATACTTAATAATCTTTTAAAACTTACAGACAAAGTCAAAGATAAATTTCAATACAAATCATTTCTCATACCACCACTTTGTATGCCAGATGAATACAAAGAGGATAGCTACATTCAATCCTATCGTAGCTATTATATCGGTGAGAAAAAACGTTTCGCAAAGTACACATTAGTTGACACACCAGAATTTATGTTGTAATATACATAGATAATCACAAGGAGAAAATATGACAGTAATAAAAGGCGATAGCCAACACGACTTAAGAACATACAGATTTGAAGATGGGTATACACTTCAAGAAAATATGTTATTAAGAGCATTAAAAATGCAAGCACAACATGGTATGCTTATGACTAATCCTAGAGTAACTGGATATACTTCATTTGCTAAGGCAGTCATAGGTAACTTCAAGCTAGGAGATAAGACACCTAAGACTTGTAAAAATCTATATAAATATTTAGTTGAGAAAGGATATTATGAAAGCATTAATAAGAAAAGTTAATCAATTATCATTGTATTACCGAACAGAGATTGTTTGGTTTACTATTGGCTTTATTGTAGGAATTATACTATGAGTAATTGTTATGACCACAGTATAAAAAAAGATATGATGGATAGTTATACTTGGAATAGTAAAGAAGAAGCAAAAGCAAATGTCTTACAAAATTACAAAGAGTTAAGGCAATGGTATGAAAAAGAATGTGAGAAATATAAAAGACCACTTGGTGGAGATGAATCATTTGATAAATGGTATGAAGAATACACTGGTGGAACATGGGAGGAAATAAATGAAAATTAAAGATATAGAAGCAAAGATAGGTAAGCTATCTAATCCTAGTAAGATGCCCTCGTTTGCGTGGGGCATACCTACTAGCAAATGTATTACTGGTAGTAAGTTAGCAAAGATAGAAGGCACTATTTGTAATAAATGTTATGCAGACAAAGGTTGCTATGTATTTCCAATAGTAAAACTTGCTTATAAAAAGAGGTATGATGCCATTGAATGTGATGAGTGGATAGATTACATGATAGAATTAATCACACTAAAGTACAAAAACCTAGATAAATCAAGGCTTTTTCATCGTTGGTTTGACTCTGGAGATTTGCAATCCTATTCACATCTTATGAAAATATTTGAAGTATGCGAGGGGACACCTCATATAAAACATTGGCTAGCTACTAGAGAGTATTCAATCATAGATAAGTTAGACGAGAAAGATGTACCTAAAAATTTATGTTTGCGTGTGTCAGCTATAAAAGTTGATAGCCCACCACCTAAGTTTTGGAAGTGGACATCTGGTGTGCATAAAGATAAGAAAGCAGTAGGTAGAGAATGCCCTGCATATAAACAAGATGGTGAGTGTGGTAGCTGTCGTGCATGTTGGAATCGTTCAGTTAAACAAGTAAGTTATAAGGAGCATTAATATGTCAAGAGATCACAGTGAATACCTAGATGATTATTGTTATTCAAAATATGGTCATTTTAATTGGGGGTATTTAGATACCTATACAAAAGAAGAACTAGCAAAAGCAGGTCACGATATAGAAGATAATATTGTTTTCTGGCACGAAGATGAGGAAGATGATGAGTGACACATTTACCTTAGCACTTAAGTTTAGAATACTAGTTGAACAACTAGGTGGCGAGGTGACTGAGAACGCTATGTACCTAGATGGCAAGGGTAATCAATTTACTTTTAAACTAAAAGATAAATCTTTTGCTGTTGACTTGTGGGATGAAAGTATTGTGGAGGAATTTAATACATGACGTTTGTTTGGCGACACCCAAAATTTTATAAAAAATCAAAAGATGACTTGACAAATGAAGTAAACTATGATAAGGGAATTAATGATGAAAAAATACAAAGTAAGACTAGCAGGACTAGGAATAGAAGCAGTAGCAATAATACCATTCGAGGAAGAGCCAACACTAGAAAAGATACAAAATAATGTAGCTTATTATTTAAATAACAATCTAATGAAAATAGAGGCTAATGAATTCGTTAGCCAAGATAGATATGTGATAACATACGAGGAAGTACAAGTTGAATTATAAGCAACAGCTAGAAGTTATTAAAAATCTAAATTTAAAACAAGATCACAAAGAGAGAACAGACTGTCCATTCTGTCATCATAGTAATACAATGCTTATTGATACCACTGGTAACAGCATAGGTTGGTATTGTTTTCATGCTTCATGTAAAGCAAAAGGAAAGCATGAGGGACAGAAAACTATGGACTATGTCATTAATACTTTCTCAAATAAAAAGAATGATTCAGAGTTGTCAGTATTTAGCATACCAGAAAGTTTTAAGTCACCATTCTCTCATGAAAAAGCAATGAAGTATTTACGAAATAATAACTGTTGGGATTCTTTTATGATGAATAGAGCAGATATAAAATATGATGTAGCACAAGACAGAGTTGTATTTGTAGTTAAAAATAAATATACAAATGAATATGCAGGTGCAGTTGGCAGGGCATTACACAAGGACACATATCCTAAATGGTTTATGTATGGTAATAAGCATGTTCCTTTTGTTTGTGGTGAGTGTGATGATGCAGTTATTGTAGAGGATTGTGCTTCTGCATGTGCAGTATCTGGTGTACTAACTGGTATTGCTTTGATGGGTACATCACTAGCAGATACACACCTTGCACATATCATGCAGTATAAAAATATTTATGTTGCACTAGATAGAGATGCAACTACTAAATCTTTCTCTATTGCAAAAGAGTTAAGATCAAAAGGTTTTACAAATGTAAAAGTAAAAGCATTGGAAGATGATTTAAAATATTTTAAAACAGACGAGATAAGGAGTATATTTTATGACTGAAGAAATGATGAAAGAGATACTTGAAAGTTGGACTAACTGGAAGTATGATATTATAGACACAAACAAAGCAGAGTGGAATCAAAGAGATCAAAGCAAACTTGATACAATTACTGTTATATTAGAGAACGAATTAAAAGTACAAAAAGCAATCAACAGAAGATAATGAAGGGAGACACGATGGAAAAGCAGATACTAAAAAAGATGTTAGATAAATCTTTTTACGACCAGTACAAAGGCTCAGTATCAAGCAGTGTATTTGAGGGTGACTTAGGTTCTTTGTTTGATACAATCAAACGAGCACACTCTGAGTATGAGGAGTCAATAAAGGTAGATGAGTTATATGGATTACATACTACAATGTATAATCCTGCATTAACTAGGGCAGCTAAGATAAAATTTAATGAATTGATTGAAGACTTAAAAGATGTGCAAGAACCATCTAACGAAATAGCAAAAGATATTATGAAAGTTCTTGTAGAAAGAGAGACTGCACAGAAGATAGCAGTTGAAGCCACAGAAATATTTAATGGCAAACCAGCAAACTTTAATGATATTATTTCTATAATAGAAAGGCACAAGACAAATACACCAGA